ATCAATGGGAATCGGAACTTATAAGATCGTGCATAAGACCGATAGCTTATCACACATCAAAGGCTGAGGCAAATTCCTCTGATAAGCGTTTAGAGAGGATACTAAGAGATCGTCCGAACCTATATATGAACGGAGTGGCATTCCTTTCCAAGGTTCGAACGATGCTAGAGCTTAAAAATACAGCTTTTATAATCATCATTCGCGACGATAGAAATAAGGTTATTGGATTTTATCCAATGCCTTACACATCATTTGAAGGAGTATTAAGTCCGACGAATAACCTGTATATCAAGTTCGAAACTCAATCAGGTAGGAACTTTACTTTTCACTGGGATGACATTGCGGTTCTGCGAAAGGATTACAATGAAAATGACATCTCAGGAGATAGTAACTCGCCAATTTTAAACACTCTTGAAATGCTTAACACCTCAAATGAGGGACTCTCGAATATGATAAAGAGTACGGCAAATTTGAGAGGTATTTTAAAGACAACAAAATCTATGCTAGATCCTGGAGATTTAAGGCAAGTCAAAGAAGATTTTGTAAAGGACTATCTAAACATTTCAAACGAGGGTGGCGTTGCGGCAATCGACAACTCATACGAATATCAGGAGCTAAAGGCAAGCCCGCAGGTAAGCAACTATGCAAACATAAAGGAATTTCGAGAAAATATCATGAGATATTACGGAGTCAACGATAGCATCTTGATGGCGAAGCAGACTCCGGAGGAAATGCAGGCGTTCTACGAGTCACGTATTGAACCTTTTCTAATGGAATTATCCATAGAGCTTACAAGCAAGGTTTTTACCGAACGAGAAAAAGGATTTGACAACTATATTGTGTTCTCGGCCAACACAATCCAGTTTATGTCTACCACCGAAAAGCTTAATTTGTGGAACATGGTAGATAGAGGAGCAATGACTCCAAACGAATGGAGAAGGACGCTGAACTTGCCACCATTACAAGGTGGAGATGAACCTATAAGGAGACTGGATACAGCCCCAGTCGGAACTCAAACCGTAGAAAATGAAGAGAGTGAAGAGGAGGAAAATTAAATGGCAGAACTTGACAATATTAAACGTCTTATTGAAGACAAGCATGTGCAGTTTAGAGATTTTAACATCGGAAAGGTTGAAACAAGAGAGGCTGCTGAGGAAGGACAGGAGCGCATGACAATCACAGGAAGACCTGTTGTTTTTGATAGCGAAACATTGATTTGCAAGTATAGAAATCAGGAAATTTGGGAAACTATAGATGCAAAAGCTCTTGATAACGCTGACATGTCCGATGTTATCTTCAACATGAATCATTGCGGAAGAGTCTTTGCAAGGACGAGAAATGATAGCTTAAAGCTATCTAAAGATGATAAAGGGCTCAACATGGAAACCGAACTATGGGAAGATGATGAAGGTCATAAGAGCTTGTACAGAGACATCAAGCGAGGGATTCTCGATAAGATGTCATTTGCATTTACAGTCAGAAAGTCAGAGTATGTGATCACGGAAGATGAAGAAACGGGAACAGAAAAGGTTCTGCGAAAAATCTTAGAAATTGACAAACTGTACGATGTATCAGTTGTTGATATTCCGGCATACGATGCTACTGAAATATCAGCGAGAAATGCGTTTGCAGCGGAAAGCGAATTACGCAAAGCGGAAAGCATCAAGGCGGCAAGCCTAGCTCGCGAAAAATATAACTATGAAAGAATCAAAATGGAGGAAAAGTAATGAATCTAAAGGAATTGAGAGCAAGACTAGAAGAAATTGATACACTTGTAGCAAAGAGTGAGAGCGCTGACGAGGTGAGAGGCCTCATTGATGAGATGAAAGAGCTGAAACAGAGGGAAAAAGAACTCGTGCAGCTTGAGCAGAGAACTAAAGAAGCTAAGATGATTAATGGCGGTGTGAGCGGAGCAACAATCGTAGAGAGAAGCGCATCAACTGAGGACGAGTCAGAGGGTGCTGACAGTGAGGTGTATCGCAGAGCATGGCTGAAAACCATTGCCGTTGATCAGAGAGGAAACCATCTATTTGGAAAGCTAACTGAAGAGGAGACACGTGCGTTTACATTCACAACGGCAAACACTGGTGCGGTTGTACCTGTAACGGTTGTAAATAAGATAACAAGCCTTGTTCGCAACGACTCACCAATCCTTGATGATGCTACACTATCTGGAATCGAGGAAGGTTTTGCACTCGTAAGACATACAGAAATTAAAGCTGGAGATGCAACTGGTGTTGCCGAAGGTACAGCGAACGAAGATGAAGAGGATGCATTTATCCAGATTCCACTAACTGGAGTAGATGTTAAAAAGCATGTCACAATCACGAGAAAGATGAAGTTCCAGGGCATAGATGCGTTCGAGGACTGGCTAGTAAAGCACCTTGCAGACAGAATTAGAGTTGCGAAGGAAAAGGTGCTAATCGCAAGGCTTGACAATGAAGCACCTTCAGGAGCTACAAAAGTAGATAACTCGGGCATAGCGGCTGCAAATATACTAACAGAGAAGACATACTCTGATGAGTCAATCAGAGCAATCATGAGCCTTATCGATGCAGATGGAGAGGTTGTCGTATATGCAAACTCAAAGACTACATGGACAGGTCTTGCAGGGATAAAGGATGGAGACGGCACAAAGGCATTCATCCCAAACCCTATGGCAGATCCTATAGTACAGGGTAGAATCCACGGAGCAACAGTAAAAAAAGACAGCAATCTTGCGGACAACGTAGCATACTTCGGAGTCAAGGGTGCACTGCTTGCCAATACACACGCACCTCTTGAAATATTCCAGTCGCTCGAAGCAAAGACTGCAAACACAATCATCACAGGTGATGAAATCTTTGATGGTGGTCTTGAGAATCCAAAAGCGTTTGTCAAGGTTACATTCAAGCCGGGGGAATAGCTCCCCCTGCCGCCTTGGCGGGTAGTGCGCACAAGTACACACACCAGGAACTTAACGCACTGACTATCGAGCAGATCAAAAAGATAGCAGGGGAGAGGCATTACGGCATCCTAGCGACACTAAAATCGGAGATAATAAGTCAATTTTTGGCGCAGCAAGGAGTATAATCAATGGTTAGCAGAACAGAATCTGTCAAGAATAGTCTTAGAATAAGGCATGACAAATTAGATGCAGAAATTGAATCAACAATCACGGCAGCAGAAATGGACTTAATAAGAATGGGTGTGGCAAAAGATGTTGTAAATGATAAGGATAATGCGCTGGTAAATAGGGCAATTTGCATTTATTGCCTTTGGCAAATGACAGAAGATGAACGGCTCATTGACAAGTATCATAGAGCTTACGAAATCCACGCAGATGGATTGAGGAAAAATAAGAGGGCAAATAATGTATAACGAAATAGCAGAGTTGGGAAGAGAAACGCTGACGCAAGATGAATATTTAAACGAAGTACCAGGATATGAGTGGACGGAAGTGTTTTGTAAAAGAGCATCAATCGGACAGCAAGAGTTTTACAACTCGGCAGTTGTATCATTAAAACCTGAATTTAAGCTTATTTTAGCCGACTACTATGATTACGACAATCAAAAGGTAATCAGATACGATGGCAAGCTGTATGATGTAATCAGGACGTTTATTGCAAAAAACACCATAGAGCTAACCGTGAAGGAAAGGTTCGAAAGAAATGCGTGATTCTATTGAAGTTCAAATGAGTAAAATCCTAGATGATTATTCTAGCGAGCTCGACAGGAAAACTGATGAAGCAATCCAAAGAGTGGCTCGGCAAACAGTTAATGTGCTAAAGCAAACAAGCCCGAGAAAGAAAGGTGGTTATGCTAAGAGCTGGACGCTAAAACGTAGTTCACAAGGTCGTGCCATAGTATACAACAAAAAAGGAAGTTTGACTCATTTGTTGGAGCGAGGACACATTTCAAAAAACCAATATGGATCATATGGACGCGTCGCAGCAAGGCCTCACATCAAACCGGCAGAGAGTACAGCAAAGCAAATGTTGCTTGATGAATTGGAGAAGCTATGACATTTCAAAATCTACTAAAAAGAGCTGGAATACCGGTGGCATATGGAGTGTTTACAAAGCCAACAAGTACAGGGTAGAATATTATTTCAAGACTAAAAACGAAGAAAAGGAAGAAACCATCGAAAAGCTTTTGCTTGACGGTGGTTTTTTGTACGAGAAATCTGAAGATGTCTACATAGAGTCTGAGGATTTGTATGTAATCTACTACGAAGTTTAGATTAGAAAGGAACGAAAAATGAATAAAAATAAAGTTGAATTTGGTACATCAAATTTTCACATCGGAATATATGAGCTTGACGAACACGGAGCCGCAAAGCTAGGGCCATCAATGGCAGTTCCAGGAATGAGAGCTCTAAGCCTAGACGCAGACTCAGAGGAATCAAAATTCTTTGCCGATGACGTCGTATACTATAGCGACTTTAACGATAACGGCATGACGGGAGAGCTTAACATGGCGCTATTTCCTGATGCGTTCAAAACAGCATTTCTCAACTTCAAGGAAATGGCTGATGGAGGGATTGCTCAAATCAAGGGAGGAGTTTCAAAAAAGGTATATTTCGCGTTTGAAGGGAAGGGCGACAAGAATAGAAGGAGACATATCTTCTTCAATGCCTCACTAGGAGCAATTAAAAGAGAACATAAGACAATCGAGGAAGGCAAAGAGGTTGAAGAGGAGACACTTCCGATTACAGTTACAGGCGACAACAAAACAGGTGTTATCAAGATTTCATATGCAGAGGGTGACACTGGTTACGAAACAGTATTCAGCGCACCAACCATTCCGGCTGTTAAAAACGAGTAGGGGGATATATGGCAATCAAAACTATAAAAATCGATAAGGATAATTCCATTAAAATCGATAGTTCAATTAACTGGTTGCTGATTTATAGAGGGCAGTTCGGGAGAGATATTCTCCCGGACATTCTGCCGCTAATTTCAGCAGGCGTAGATATAGCAATCAATATGCTCGGAGAGAGTGAGGGCGAGACGGTTCAAGAAAAAATTGCAAATATGGATTCCGATAAAGTGGAATCAGCAATGCTTTCACTAGCAGGGTTAGAGTTAACTACATTTTTGCAGATTGTTTGGGCCATGAACGCAAATGCATGCAAGAAAAACGGAGAGGAGATAGTTCCGTTCGAAAATTGGGTGGAACAACAGGAAGAATTTCCTATTGACCTTATAGCTCCAGCAGTGGCAGGAATGTTAACTAAATCGATGGTAAGCTCAAAAAACTTAAAGCGCCTTCAGGACCTAGTCAAAATGGCGAAAGCAGAAAAAGCAACAAAATCAGCACAGACGGAATCTTAATTGGTGCGATTTCAAGAGGGCTAAGTTATGAAGGCATAACTGAAATGGAAATAGGGCAAGTCGTTGATTACTGCATCGAATATAACGAGTTTGAAAAGATAAATGATAAAACAGAAAGCGCAAATACTACAGTGCGTCAAGCAACGCAGGCGGATTGGGATGCGCTAGGGAGGTAATTGATGGCTGGAGACATAAAGGGCATAACAATTGAGTTTAGGGGAGAAACGACTAAGCTGAGCAAGGCTCTGAATAAAATCAAGGACGAAACAAAAGGTGTAGACGGCTCTTTAAAGGCTGTCAACAAGGCTTTAAAGTTCAATCCTGGCAATATAGAGCTGCTCGGCCAAAAGCAGATTGAACTGAAGAGAAAAATTGAGCAGACGAAAGAAAAACTTGAGGCGTTTAAGGAAGCGCAAAGAAGCCTAGACGCATCTGGCGTTGATAAAACATCAAGCGAATATATGGAGGTTCGCAGGAATATAATACAGGCAGAATCACAAGCAAAGTATTTTAATGCGGAGCTCAAAAAGACTGAAGCAGCAATATCACCACTCGGTAAACTTGGCTCACAGTTCCAGGACGTAGGCGGAAAGATTACAGCTGCTGGTCATGCACTAGCACCATTATCCAAGCTAGGAGCAGCAGTTGCAGGAGGACTTGGAGCATTAGCAGTAAAAGCTGGAAGAGCAGCTGATGACTTAAATACGCTGTCAAAAACATCGGGCATAAATACCCAACAACTACAGCTATATGCAGCAAGCGCAGATCTTGTAGATGTATCAGTTGAAGACATGGCCAAATCGCAGACTAAACTCAAGAAGAATATGCTATCAGCATCGCAGGGAACAGGGGATGCTGCAAGAGCTTTTGACATGCTAGGGGTTAATGTCAAAGGTGCAGATGGACACTTGCGAAATCAAGATGAAGTATTTCAAGAAGTCATCCAAAAACTTGGAACCATGTCAAACGAAACGGAACGAGATGCACTAGCGATGCAAATCTTTGGGAAAAGTGCAACTGCATTAAATCCGATGATTGAGGACATGGGCAAGACCTATAAGCTTGTG